ATCATATATGAGTGGGTGTTTTTGGCTTCGTCACTTGCCCAACATCACCAGACATATTCGCCCATGGGGGAAGGCTCCGGTTGACGCCCTTTCAGGTGGGGGTTGACCCCTTCCGGGACCGGCTAACTCGACTGACCCACAGTGCCGATGCCTACCGACGACTGAATGACTTCGAAACAAGCATAATTTAGCATTCAATAATGAGAATAGTGATGAAGTCAGTTCACTAACCCGTAATTTAATTTTGATTGTAAGATACTCTCATGACGCATATGAGATGAGATCTTATAATCGAGAAGAGGATATGATCAATTGAGGTTAAAAGCGTCACCTCACTTAAATTGGATAATTAAATCCATCCTCATACTACAAAGAGTACGAAGCTACGTGATCAAGCAGCAAGATACGAGTCCACAAAGGGATCAGCATCGTATTTGTCATTTGAAGCAATGTAGCAAGCCTTACTTACGCTTTGATTTGCGAGTATTGGCATCACTGTCAGAACTCAAATCCGTTTCAGAATTTGAGGAATATTCTTTCCTCTTTCTTTCGGATGAAGATTTTTTACCACCTTTCTTTGAATTTTTGCCTTTAGAAGGGGACTTATCCTTCCTGTCGTACGCTTTTTGCGTGGATTTCGAGGTGCCGGCTTCAGCTTTTGAGCTTTCCCCTGGGTTAACACTGGTTAAAAAACCCCGTAAATCAAACCGATTTTGGGATTTGGGTTTCAAAGTACCGCTCCTGTGTATGACGTTTCCGTCACTATACAAAAGGGCAGCTACCGCATTATTTCTGTGTGCAGTATACGCAATAATCACATCTTCGCATACACAGTCATCTACCAAATGGTTTGAACTTGGACAAATACAAGTTCTATATTTAGCATTTTTCATGTATGGTACTTTCAGATTGGCAGGTAATTTCCTGTCGAGAGCAATAAAGGTCGCTTTGACTTCTTTGTCTTGAGCCAAAACTTGCATGCCAACGAATGATTCACTCGCCGTCATAGCCAAGGGTAATGTTCCACTCATTTACC